CAGAACGCAGGAGAATCTGACTATGGCGATCAATCTCAAAGCAATCACTTCCTGCATCGGATACCAGCAGATAACTTCGATGTCCGGTGCGGTTTCGCTAACGGTTCCCGCGCGGGATGCTAACGGGCTGTCGATTAAGCCGACGCTTGCCCTCATTACCCCCGAGGGAGCTGCCGTTCGTTGGCGCGATGACGGCACCGACCCTACTACGGCGGTCGGTATGCCGCTGGCTTCTGGTGTGACCTTGCAGTATGACGGGGATCTCTCGCGGATTCGCTTCATTCAGCAGACAGCAAGCGCCATCCTCAACATTAGCTACTACGCGTAAGGGTGCATCATGCCTAGCATGGCCAACGATACCGCCGCTTTTGACCCGGTGGATTACTACACCAAGCAGCTTCCGTTAGACTTAGCTCGTCTGACCGAATTGCGCGACGAACTGAGCAAGCGCCAGGGCGCAATGATTGCCGTTGACGATGCGTTGAAAGATCGTGAGGCGGCGGCGGCAGAGCTTGCCGAAGCCAAGGAGCAAGCGACTAGCCTGATCGCTGACGCCAAGGTAGCGGAGGCCAAGAGCAAGGCCAAGGCCGCTGATTTGGATGCGCGCGCGAAGGGGCTTGACCGTATAGAGGCTGACGCCCGTGCGGTGCTTGTTTTACGGGAGACAGCGGTTGCCGGCCGCGAGCGCGATGTTGACGCCCGAGAGTCTGCCGCCGCCGCCAAGGAGCAGGCGTTGGCTGACGCTGCGGACAAACTTGCCGTAGAACGCGCGGCTTTTAACGCTAAGGTTGCGTCTTTTCAGGACATGGTTACCCGGATGAGGGGTTAATACGTTGCTTACCGGATAGGAACCTCGTATTAGTTGCACTTGTGCCACAAGTCGCATACCATTTATTTGTACTGGCCCGATTGACCAGGGATTCCAAGGAATCAAGATGAACGACGAGATTGCCCCCGAAGTAGCGGTTGAGACTACCGCGCCGGAACAGGTGGTAACGGCTACCCCTGAACCTGAAAGCACCCCGCCGGAAGTCAAGACGTTTACGCAAGATGAAGTAGACGCCCTGATTGGTAAGAGGCTTGCGAGAGAACAACGCAAGTGGGAACGGCAGCAGCCACAGGCGCCAAAAGCGCCGGTAGTTGAAGCTCCGTCTCTGGACAAGTTTGAGTCGGTAGAAGCTTACGCTGAAGCGTTGGCTGCGCGTAAGGCAGACGAGCTTGTTTACAAGCGAGATGCCGAACGTCAGCAGTCAGAGTTTCTGGCGCAATATTACGAGCGTGAAGAACAGGCACTGGACAAGTTCGCGGACTTTAAGGAAGTCGCTTACAACGCCCAGGTGCCGATCACCGAAGTAATGGCTGAAACCATCCGGGCGTCTGAAATCGGCCCTGATGTGGCGTACTACCTCGGCTCAAACATCAAAGAGGCCGAGCGCATTTCCCGCATGTCGCCGCTTTTGCAGGCCAAGGAGATCGGCAGGATTGAGGCGAAAATCATCGCCGCGCCCGTGCCGGTCAAAAAGACAACCAACGCTCCAGCACCTATCGCGCCTGTGGTTCCACGGGGAACATCCCCCGCCTACGATACGACCGATCCTCGCTCCATCAAAACAATGAGTACCTCGGATTGGATCGCGGCAGAGGAATCACGGATGCGAAAGAACTGGGAGGCACGCAACCGCTAACTTTGAGGAATACTCGTGGCTAACTCACTTCTTACGATTGACATGATCACCCGCAAGGCTCTCCAGATTCTGGAGAACAACCTTGTCATTACCCGCAACGTCAACCGCCAGTACGACGACAGCTTTGCCGTCGAGGGCGCCAAGATCGGTTCCACCCTCCGCATCCGCCTCCCGGATCGCGCGCTGGTGACCGATGGTGCTGCACTTCAGGTGCAGGACGACAACGAGCAGTTCACCACGCTTTCGGTCTCCAGCCAGAAGCACATCGGCGTGAACTTCACCTCTGCCGAACTGACCATGCAGTTGGACGACTTCGCGGAGCGCGTTCTCAAGCCGCGTATCTCGCAGCTTGCGTCCAGCATCGACGCCGATGTGGCGAATGCGTACAAGGACATCTACGCTTCGGTCGGCACCCCCGGCACGCCCCCGGCGACCTCGCTGGTGCTGTTGCAGGGCCAGCAGAAGCTGAACGAAGCGGCTGCCGGAATGTCGAACCGCTACCTGACCGTCAACCCGGCGGCCAACGCGGGCCTGGTCGAGGGCATGAAGGGTCTCTTTAACCCGGTCAGCACCATCAGCAAGCAGTTCAAGAGCGGCCTGATGGCGGAAGGCATCCTCGGCTACGAGGAGATGGGCATGAGCCAGTCTGTGCGCGTGCACACGACCGGATCTTGGCAGACCAGCGGCAACATCACCGTCACCTCGACGCTGTCTACGCAGGGTCAGGCTACGCTGCCGATCAGCTTTACGGGCACCGGCTCGACTTGGAAGCGCGGCGATGTGTTCACCATCGCTAGCGTGTTTGCGGTCAACCCGCAGACCCGTGAGACGACCGGTTCGCTCCAGCAGTTTGTGGTGACCGAGGATCTCACGGCGACCACCACCGGCACGCTGAAGATTTCCCCGGCGATCTACACTTCGGTTTCGGCGCTGGCTACGGTCAATTCGTTCCCGCAGGGGTCGGCGATTGTGACCATGGTTGGTACGGCGAACTCGCAGTCGGCTCAGAACCTGATCTATCACAAGGATTCGATCTCGTTTGCTACCGCCGATCTGCTGCTGCCGCAGGGTGTGGACATGGCTTCGCGCCAGGTTCACAACGGCATCTCGATGCGTATTGTCCGTCAGTACGACATCAACAATGACCGCCTGCCGTGCCGCATCGACGTGCTGTACGGGTACTCGACCATCCGTCCGGCCATGGCCGCTCGGCTCCAGGGCTAACGTCCTCGGTCGCCCCGGCGTTACTGCCGGGGCGACCCACTCACTTTTCAGGAGATTCAAATGCCTATTCCTTCCATTGGTAGCGGGTACCAGAACACTGACGGTAATGTCGGCGAAGTTCTTCTGGTGACCCAGGGCGCCCCTGCGGCGGTGTCCGCTGCGGGCACGCTTACGGCGGCTCAGTTGTTCACCGGCCTTATCGTCACCAGCGGCACGCCTGGCACGCAGACGCTGCCCACGGTGCTGGCGGTCGAGACGGCCCTTGGCAACTGCAAGGCCGATTCCGGCTTTGATGTGGCGTTCGTCAACACGGCTGGCAGCACGCTGACCGTTGCAACCGGCACGGGCTGGACGATTGTGGGTCTGGCTACGGCGGCCACGGCCACCTCGGCAGTGTTCCGCGCTCGCAAGACGGGCGAGGGCGCCTGGACGCTGTACCGCCTCTAAGGCATAGCCGCCCTGCGGTAAGTCCGTAGGGCGGCTTTTTCAGGAGAATTCAATGTTCAACACGAAGCCGATTGGCGTCGCCTACGAAGATCAGAACATCGTTGGCGCAGAGCTTATTCTTTCGGATCGTGAACTGGGGTACACCGCTGCTGCTCAGGGCGCGGTTACTCAGCTTACGAGCAAGGCGACGGCGGTCACGCTGAACGCCAGCGCGGGCCGCATCACGCTTAGCAACGCGGCTCTTGCGGGCGCAACCAACGTGTCGTTCACGATGAACAATTCGTTCATCAGCTCAAACGACGCGCTGATCGTCACCATCTCGGGTGGCGCGACAGTCGAGTCGTACAATTGCTGGGTGAACAGCTTGGGTGTGGGCACGGCGTCTATCACCCTCCGCAACATCACTGCGGCGACCTCGCTGTCGGAAGCGGTCATCATCAACTTCGCGCTCATTCACTGCGTGTAAGTATGGTGCCCAGCACGGGGCGGGCGCGGTATTGCGCTCGCCCCGTGATTGCAATAGGAGTCTTTGATTCATGGCCACCGCAGCGGAACTGATTAACGGCTCATTGCGCCTGATCGGCCAGTTGGCGGAGGACGAAGTGCCTTCGGCGGCGACCGCGCAGGACTCGCTGACCGCAATGAATCAGATGCTGGACTCTTGGAATACGGAGCGCCTTAGCGTCTACTCCACTCAGGACCAGACGTTTTCGTGGCCTGCGGATGAGCTGTCCCGGTCGCTTGGCCCTAGCGGCGATTTTGTTGGTAGCCGTCCGGTGCTGCTTGATGACTCGACCTATTACCGTGATCCGACGACTAACGTCAGTTACGGCATCAAGTTCATCAACCAGCAGCAGTACAACGGCATTGCTGTAAAGACTGTGGTCAGCACTTACCCGCAAGTGATGTGGGTAAACATGACGCACCCCAATATCGAGATGGTCGTCTACCCCAAGCCTACTCGGGTGCTTGAGTGGCATTTCGTGTCGGTTGAGGAACTGGCGCAGCCCGCGTTGCTGAACACCACGCTGGCTTTCCCTCCGGGCTACCTGAGAGCGTTCCGCTACAACCTGGCGTGCGAACTTGCCGCTGAGTTTGGCGTGGAGCCTTCGCCGTCTGTTCAGCGCATTGCCATGACCAGCAAGCGCAACGTCAAGCGCATCAATGCACCGGAGGACATCATGTCGATGCCGCCGACTCTGGTCACCACTCGACAGAGGTTTAACGTCTACGCCGGTAACTTCTGATGCAGACGCCTTTCCTTGGGCAGTCCTATGTGGCGCGCTCAGTCAATGCGGCAGACAGCCGCATGGTCAATCTGTTTCCTGAAGCGACTCCCGAAGGCGGCAAAAGCGTAGGCTTCCTGACCCGCGCGCCGGGGCTGCGGCAATTGGCCACCGTGGGTGTTGGTCCTATCCGGGGGCTTTGGACGTTCGGCGGCGTAGGGTTCGTGGTGTCAGGCAACGAACTGTACCGTATGCCCACGCCTTGGACCGCCACGCTGGTGGGCGCGGTTACCGGCGTCGGCCCGGTCAGCATGTCCGACAACGGCACGCAGCTTTTTGTGGCGTGTAACCCGGACAGCTACATTTACAACAACGATACGGGCGTGTTCGCTCAGATCCTCGACCCCTCGTTCCCCGGCGCCGTGACCGTGGGGTATCTGGATGGGTATTTCGTGTTCAACGAACCCAACAGCCAGAAACTTTGGATTACCTCGCTGCTGGATGGCACTCAAGTCGATCCGCTGGACTTTGCCAGCGCCGAAGGATCGCCCGACGATGTGGTGTCGCTGATAGTTGACCATCGCGAAGTCTGGGTGTTCGGCAACAACTCCGTCGAGGTCTGGTACAACGAGGGGTCGTCTGACTTCCCCCTGTCTCGGATCCAGGGTGCGTTCAACGAGATCGGGTGCGCTGCGGCGTACTCGGTCGCCAAGCTCGACAACGCGCTGTTCTGGTTGGGGTCGGACGCGCGCGGCAACGGCATCGTGTACCGCGCCAACGGCTACACCGGGCAGCGGGTGTCTACGCACGCCGTCGAGTGGCAAATTCAGCAGTACGATGACATCTCTGATGCAGTGGCGTTTACCTACCAGCAGGAAGGTCACGCCTTCTACGTCCTGAACTTCCCGTCTGCGGACACCACTTGGGTGCTGGACGTCGCTACCGGCGCGTGGCACGAACGGGCGTATTGGGGACCGGCGGCGTTCTCGCGGCACCGGGCCAACTGCCAAATGAACCTGTTTGGCGAAATCGTGGTTGGCGACTACGCCAACAACAAGCTCTACGCCTTTGATACGGAGTATTACTCGGATGCGGGCCCCT